GGGAACTGGGGAGGAGCCGCATCTAACACCATATCGATTGTTGCCGGTCAAACTTACAAGGTTACCTTTAACTTGTCTTACAACAGTGGTTCCGACACTTTACGAGTGGCGCTTGTAGATACTGCCTCTGGAGCCGCTACCCTGAGAAGTAATATTTATTACACAAACACAAATGGCGTTAATGTTGCTTACCTTACTGCCACTGCGACTGACACTAGCGCACATCTTCAGCTAGGAACTTGGCATTCAACCGATTTAATTAACTTTTCCGCTACGGATATTAGCGTCAAGCAGGTCCGTGGGCAATACATCGGGGGAGAGCTGGTGAAGCCAGACGCTGATTTGTATACAACAGGACGTTGGACGGTTTACGGAGACAACGTAGGCAGCTTTCCCGGCGGCACTGCCGCAAGATTTGACAGACTTGCAGGGTCCTCAAGCCATTCCGCAGGAGGAGTTATTAATCTTACTTCCGGCAGTGGGACCAACGCTCTTACGGCAGACATGGAAACAAATTGCGTCTATAAGTTGCAGTTTGACTTTGAGACAAACGATAGTGACGCAAACCCGCGATATTACAACGGCAGCAGCTACACCGATATGAGTGCTGGTAGCGGCATTAAGACCCTTTACATTGTTGCAAACGGAGCTTCGGGCACGGCAATAAATGCTGACAAACTAACGGCGGACAGGTTTGTGCAGTTTTCTAATCTAAGCGTGACCAAAATAGGAGGCGCAGCAGTGATGACCAATATGACCACCTCAGACATTCAAACAGATACCCCTTATTAAACTTATGAGTTACGAAAATAGAAAGTGGGTTGTAATGACCCTTGAAGCAATCAACGCCGGAGACATCACCGAAGAACAGGTTGTCATCGACGAAGAAGGAGAAGAGACTACAGAGCAGGTGGTGGTCGGCAACACGTTTATCGATGCCGCCATTGAATCCTCCAAGAACACTCTGCGTCTCTCACTAGACGGCACCAAGACAATCCTCAAGTGGGACAACGAGACACCAGAACCTTTTGCGGGTATGTCCACGTTCTCCCATCAGGAAATCCTTGAAGAACTTGCTGGTGCCGATTGGACCTCTCAGGAAGACTTACCATAATAAATGAACGCTACAGCAGAAGCCCAATACATCTCCTTGGAGAGCGTCAGAAGACCGTTCTTAGACAGAGCTAGAGACTCTTCTAAGCTTACTCTTCCTTACTTAATTCCAGAAGACGGGCATAACTCCCACTCCAGAATTGAGACGCCGTTTCAAGGTATTGGTGCTAGAGGGGTGAACAACCTCGCTTCTAAGCTTCTGCTGGCTCTCCTTGCGCCTAACTCTCCGTTCTTCAGGTTAAACTTTGACGAGAACGTCCTTAGACAAGAGGGCGCTACGGATGAGATTATTACTGAGATGGAAGCCGCTCTGCAAAGAGTCGAGGAGTCCGTCATGGAAGAGGTAAGCAGACAGTCTTACCGGGTAGGTATCCACGAAGCCCTTAAGCACCTCATCGTCTCTGGTAACTCTCTTTTGTATCTTCCAGAGGAAGGTGGTTTGAGGGTATTTCATTTGGACAGGTTTGTTGTTCAAAGAGACCCCATGGGCAACCCCTTAAAAATTATAACCAAGGAGACACTTTCCTACAACACGCTCAGCGATGAACTAAAGGCTGCTGCTGGTTTCAACGAGAGCGACTCAGCGGAAAAGAACTGCGACCTGTTTACGTGTGTTAAGTTGGAAGAAGACAACTGGTTTGTTCACCAAGAAATCAAAGGAAACATTGTCCCCGGCTCTGAGGGAAGGTTCACCAAAAACAACCTACCCTATCTACCGCTAAGGTTCTCAAAGATTGACGGAGAGGATTATGGAAGGGGATATGTAGAGGAATACATGGGGGACCTTATTAGCCTTGAGAAGCTGACACAGGCGATTGTAGAAGGCTCTGCGGCTGCGGCTAAGGTTCTCTTTCTGGTTAACCCTAACGGGACCACCAGAGCCAAGACGCTTGCTGAAAGCCCTAACGGGGCCATTACTCAAGGTAATGCAGCAGACGTTTCCGTCCTACAGCTTGATAAGTTTAACGACTTCAGAATTGCTTCGGAAACAATCAACACAATTAAAGACCGCCTTGGTCACGCCTTTCTTCTTACATCGGGCGTTGTGCGTAACGCTGAGCGTGTCACCGCAGAAGAGATTAGGATGCTCACCTTGGAGCTAGAGTCTTCTTTAGGTGGTTTGTATTCGTTGTTAAGTAACGAACTACAGCTCCCCATGGTCATGCGCGTCATGGACGTAATGAGCAAGAAGAAGCTATTGCCTAAGCTTCCTAAAGACCTAGTGAAGCCTGTCATCATTACGGGTATAGAAGCTCTGGGTCGAGGCAATGACCTACAGAAACTTGACCTGTTCCTTGCCGGGGCTGCACAGGTGGTTGGACCGCAAGCCATTGGTCAATACGTTAACGTAGAAGAATACTTTAAGCGGAGAGCCACAAGTCTTGGTATCAAGACCCAAGGGCTCATTAAGACACAAGAACAAATACAACAAGAAATGCAACAAGCGCAAATGATGTCTATGGCTGAGAAAGCAGCTCCGCAAGGGGCCGCAGCTCTAGGCAACATTACGCGAGATGCTATGGCTACCCCTGAACAAGAGGAAGCCCCAGTAGAGGAGTAATCCAATGGCAGACACATACAAAATAAACGACCCGGCTCCTTCAGAGCCACAAATCACACTTGAAGAAGAAGCAGCTCAGATTGAAGACAGCGAAGCACAGGAGGACCGCCCAGAGTGGCTTCCCGACAAGTTCAAGTCCGCTGAAGACTTGGCAAACGCCTACAACAATCTTGAGTCCAAACTGGGTTCACAACAGGAACCTAGCGAAACAGAAGACCTCCCACCTACAGAAGCTCCAGATGAGAGCACAAGCGGAGAGAGCCAAACGGAGGCAATCTCAGCAGCAACTAACGAGTGGGCTGAAAGCGGCGAGCTAAGCGACATGACATACGACAACCTTGCTAAAGCAGGGCTTAGTCGTGAGTTGGTTGATTCGTATATCGCTGGGCAAGACGCTTTGCAGACCTCCGAAGAAGACAGCATCTTATCGGAAGTTGGCGGGCGAGAGAACTACAATGCTATGGCAGAGTGGGCCTCTGAAGAACTCACACCAACGCAACTAGACGCTTATAACAAAGCCCTTGAAGGTGGCACTACAGAGCAAGCTAAGCTCGCTGTAGACTGGCTTAAGGGTAAATACGAAGACGCTAATGGTGTCAGACCATCGCTGCTTCGTGGAAGCACCCAAGGCGCAAGCTCCAACCCGTTTGAGAGCCGCGCTCAAGTTTTATCCGCAATGGCTGAAAGAGACGCCGGGGGTAAAAAGAAATACGAAACCGACCCAGCTTACCGGGCCGAAGTAGAACGCCGACTGGCGATATCAAATATATGAAAAGTAAAATCATCCTCCTAGTTGTAGCAGCGCTTAGCGTTGCCTTTGTTTCCTGCGCTGTGTCTACCCCTTGGGGCGGCGTTAGCGTAAAACCCGCCGGTAGTCTGGACATTAACGTAGAATAAAATGGCTGAAGCACTTACATGGCTTAACGAGAACAAAGCAGAAGTTATTGGCATCCTTACGGGTGTTGTAACTTTGGCTAGTCTTGTAGCCACAATGACTCCGAACGAAAGCGATAACAAATGGGTAGAGCGTGCTAGTAAAGTTGTTAGCTGGCTTGCCCTGAACATCGGAAAGGCTAAGAGCAAATGAGCTTGTATCGAAACATAAACCGCCGGAAGAAACTTAAAATCAGCCGGTCTAAAAAGAACTCCACCGTTAGCGACAAAAGCTACGCTAATATGAAAGCTGGGTTCCCTAAGAAGAAGAAGAAGAAATGATTAAACTAGTAGTCAGTTTATTGATTCAGTTCCCTAAGCTGGCTGACTTGTTCTTCACGGTTCGTGACGAGTATGAGAAAAAGGTTAAGCAGCGCCGTCACGACGATAATGATAAGCGTATCAATCGTTGGGTGCACGACGATTAAGAAGAGTGAAATTCCGGGCTTTATTCAAAAGTTGGAGCAGCATTCTTTCTCTCTTGAAGAAAAAGAAACAATCGCTGAAATCCTCCACTACGTCAACGACCTTGAGTCCCGGTGACGTTGTAGGTATCTGCATCGGTCATTCTAGAGCAGGAGAGCAAGGAGCGTGGGGTGTTGGTGGTATGTCCGAATGGGCATTCAACGTGCGCGTAGGGGCTCTCCTGAAGCGCCACCTCTACGATATGGGTATTGCTTCTATTGTGTATGACGCCTACGAGGGAGGCTCCTATGGCTCCTCTATGCGTTGGTTATCTGGCAGAATGCACAATGACGGTGTTACCCTTGCTCTAGAGCTGCACTTTAACTCAGCGTCTCCGACAGCAGAAGGCTGTGAGATGCTTTATTACCACAACTCAACCAGCGGCAAGAAGCTCGCTGGGTGCCTCCAAGTGGAGGTAGTAGCCGAATACAACAGCAAAAACCGGGGCATAAAAGCCCTTAAAAGATTTTCGCGGGGTGGGGGATTCTTGGTCAGAACCAAGTGCCCTGCCGTGGTGTGTGAGCCATTCTTTGGTTCTAATCACACGGAGTGGAACAAACACGCCACCTCCCGCAACCGCCTAGCGCAAGCATACGCTAGGGGTGTAAATAATTTCCTGTCGAAAAGTAACGAATTAGTAGCCTAAGCGCCCGAACGGATAACGCTTTAGAGTGAACAGCGCGAAAAGAACGACTTGAAACCGTAATTCAAACTAACCCTTAATTCAAAAGAAAGGACATTTAAACAATGGCTAATGAAGGTCTTGTAAATAATTCGCGCTTGGGGCAAGCACTTGCCACAGGCGATACTGATGCTCTTTTTCTCAAAGTGTTTGCAAACGAGGTTCTAGCGACCTTTGAAGAAGCAAACGTGATGAAAGAGCTTCACACCATTCGGACTATTTCGAGTGGTAAGTCGGCGCAGTTCCCTGTTATCGGGACATCAACTGCGAAATACCATACACCCGGTCAGGATGTATTTGAAGAAGGCAACGGAGCAACTTATGCGCCGCCTATCAAGCACCAAGAAAAGCTTATCGCTATTGATAAGGTGCTTGTTTCGGCAACTTCTATTGCCAACATCGATGAGCTTCAAAACCACTACGAAGTCCGCTCTGTTTACTCAGCGGAACTTGGGCGTGCGTTAGCGAAGCGCTTTGATTTGGCTACTATGAAGACGCTCATTGCTGCCGCTTCTTCGGCTGCAAACATCTCGGGCATTACCCCCGCTGGGACGAGCATTGATGCTACTGATACCGTAACCGGTTCTTATACCGCTACGGCTGCTCAGTTGGTTGAGTTGTTTGCTGCGATTGCACAGAAGTTTGACGAAAACGACATTCCTAAAGAAGGTCGCTTTGTGCTTCTTGCTCCAGCAGATTACTACACCTTGCTTGGTGCTGATACGGTCGCTATTAACCGCGACTTCGGCCCCGGAGGTAATGTAGCTGCCGGTTCTCTTCCCATGATTCATGGGTTGAAAATCGTCGTAAGTAATCATCTTGAAGACCTGCGCGGCACAGCCGAGGCGGCTCTTGACCAAGACGATGACAACTCCAACAACGATGTGTTTGGTGGTAGTGGAACCGGATACAACGGCAACCTTAGCGCTGTTAAGTTTGTTGCTGGTCACCCGTCCGCCATCGGAACCGTCAAGCTGATGGACCTCGCGGTAGAATCCGAATACTCAATGCAGAAACAAGCTACGCTTATGCTGGCTAAGTATGCAATGGGTCACGGCGTTCTTCGCCCAGAAGCCGCTATTAAGATTGTTGATTAATAGCGCAAATTAACCCTTGAGGGGGTCTTCGTAGTTTATTCTGCGGAGGCCCCCTTTTTTTATTATGGCTGCAAGAAAGCGAGCAAACCTCAGAGTTGAGCACAAGTCTAAGACTGGTGGTCTTAATCAGAAGGGGCGTAATTATTATAATCGTAAGACAGGGTCTAACCTCAAAGCCCCTGTGACCGAGCGTAAACCTAAAGGTAAGCGTGCAGCTAGGAAGCGTTCTTTCTGCGCCCGTATGCGTGGAGTAAAAGGACCTATGAGGAAAAACGGGAAACCAACAAGAAAAGCGCTGGCTTTAAGAAAGTGGCGCTGCTGATAAACTATGGCTCTCACTACAGAACTTGAAAGCGTAAACCAAATGCTTGGGCATATTGGTGAAGCACCTATAAACTCACTAGCTGACACCGCAGCTTTACCTATTTCAGCAAGCACTGCTCTCACGGTTCTGCGCGAAGTAGCCAAAGAAGTGCAAACTGAAGAGTGGCACTTTAACACAATTACCGACTACGAACCAACTATTGACGGAGACGGTAAGTTAAGTCTTCCGAGTAATACGTTGTTTGTTGACGCCGTTAACTCTACAGATGATTTAGTCCAACGAGGTCTTTATTTGTATAATAGAAAAGACCGGACGTTTGTGTTTAACGCTACGGTCAAGGTAGACCTTACTACTCAGTTAGACTGGGACGATTTACCTGAAGTAGCTAGGCGCTACATAACACTTAGAGCTGCTAGGATATTCCAAGGAAGGATTGTTGGTAGTCGTGAGCTTGAAGCGCTCATAGCGGTCGATGAGATGCAAGCACGCGCTCGTCTCCAAGAGCTAGACTCACAGTCTTCGGACAGAACTATTTTTGACAATCAAGATGTTTATCGGCGTTTGGGCGTGCGTAGACAATACAATATACAGTAATGCCTCTTATCAATACCTCTCTGACCAACCTCATTCAAGGGGTCTCTCAGCAGCCTGATGCTGTTAAGTTTCCCGGGCAATGCGCGGAACAGGAAAACGCTTTATCCAGTATTGTAGACGGTCTTCAAAAGAGACCAGCTACTCGTCATATAAGTAGAATACTTAGAGAAGCTTCTGTGGACGCAGATGCAAAAGTGCACTTCATAGAGCGTGACGCTAATGAGAGGTATGTTGTTATTATAAAAGGAACCGACACCAAAGAACTTACAGCGTATAGCTTAAAAGACGGAACACAGGCTACCATTGCTCAACGCTACAGAGCGGTCATTACATCGTCAGCAGGAGCTGGGGTAGCTAACGGAGGTTACTATGAGTATACCTTTAACTTATCTCAAAGACCTCCTGTAGAGTTTACTGCTGTAGGTAGTGGGTCTTCGGATAACTACGTGCGTGTTGTAGATGGAGCTGACACTTCGGCTACTAAGTTTGATTTGTTATCTGTTACGCAGACCGGAGACCATACCGGTCAAATTAAGTTTAAGGTTGAAGGCGATACAGCAGACACCTTTAGCTTAAAAGGAACAGGGACAGGAGAGCTTCAAAATACCATAGACTACTACATTGCGGCTGCTTCGTCGGTTGAACCAACGTATTTAAAAACTAAAGACGATGGGACAAACACGGTAGCTCGCAAAGACCTTAAGACGCTTACGACTGGGGACTTTACTTACTTACTGAACACTCAAAAGACAGTTACGAAAGACTCAGTTGAAAGCGCGTCTCTAAATAAGAATGCGTTAGTGTTTATTAAGCAAGGAGACTACGAAAAGAAGTATGGAGTGCGCGTAGAGCACAACGGGAATACTTACGAAAACTGGGTTTACTCAGGAGCTTCCCAAGCTAAAGACGGCTCGACTTACTACAACACAGCAAAGAACGCCCAAGCAGACCATATCCTTGCTACTTTGTTTTCGGATAACAAAGCCCCTGTTCGGGACGCTTCAGGAGAACAGAATGTAGACCCTGATTTAGACGACAAAAACGCCGCTACTAATAGAGCGCTACACGCTAATGTTACCGGTAGTCTTTTTAAGGCTCCGGGCTTTACCAAAGACTCGTTAAAGCTTTTATCTCCCCGCATAGGAGAGATACGCCACCTCAGTAACGAAGACTTTACCATTTACCCCGTAGATAGCATGGGAGGTGAAGGCATCGGGGTTGCTCACAAATCTGTTACATCGCTACTAGAT